ATAGGCGATAGCAGCCGCCGTCGGCTCATTGATGATGCGCAGTACATTCAGACCAGCGATTACACCCGCGTCCTTCGTCGCCTGTCTTTGTGAGTCATTGAAGTACGCAGGAACAGTGATAACCGCATCACGCACAGCCTCACCGAGAAACGCCTCGGCTGTCTGCTTCATCTTCTGAAGAACCGCCGCGCTAATCTCCTCAGGCTGGAAACGCTTCCGCTCTCCCTTGTACTCCACCTCGATCTCCGGCTTTTCCGTCTTGCCCTCGAAAACCTTGAACGCCCAGTGCTTCATATCGCTCTGAACCGCCGTGTCGCGGAAGCGGCGCCCCAGGAGACGCTTCGCATCAAAGACTGTATTTGTTGGATTCGCCGCCGCCTGTCCCTTTGCAGCATCACCTACAAGACGCTCCTCGTCCGTGTAGGCTACATAGGAGGGAGTAGTCCGATTACCTTGATCATTTGCGATGATTTCAACACGATCATTCTGCCAGACTCCAACGCAACTATAAGTGGTACCCAAGTCAATTCCAATAGCGTAAGGCATTCTGTACAGAGTATGTGGTATGTTTTTAAATCGGTAGTAAAAAATTGAAGAATAGATTCACAGGTCACATTCTATAGAAAAATGACTACTGAAGAACCAAATCAGTTTAGTACGCCGTGTCATGTAACATATTTTAATGACAATAATGTAAGTACGCGAATTGGTAGTTTCTCTGATTTACAACTCGCGTATTTACATGTAAAAGGTTTAATTGATGATCCGCCTTGGTTTATACTTTCATGGGAGGATACTATTAAACAGTTAAGAGAGCATCATCTAGATGATAGGTCTGGATTAGATTTTGCTACATATGGGCATTCATCGTACACTGTATATTATGACGATTAACTTGGATTTCCTACTTTCTTATTCCAAACTAGACCAACTGAAGATAAACTGTCCAATAGAAATGTGGTTGGATTCCATTCATTATTCCAATTAAATTCGCTTGCTCTATAATCATAAGGATATGTATGATGATAATTATGCCACCCTTCTCCTACAGCAATTATACTGGTCACTATACTCTGTCTTGATGATATTCTAGGATTATAGGGTGTCGATCCCCACATGTGAGCAACACTGTTTACACACCACGTCGCATGGAGAAGTAAGACCCATCTCAGAACTCCAAAATATACATATCCTATTGAGTAGGAATTCCACATGTACTTTCCATAGAGTGTAGGAAGAATGAAACAAAAAAGATGAGAAAGAAGAAAATAATATTTATGTTGAAACATAACAACGGTGTCTTTTTTCAGATCATCCATCTGAATTAAGCGGGACGCTTCACGAAAGGCATCAGTTTTTCTGAAAAAGATCCAGCCAACATGTGAATACCAAAAACCGTATTGAATAGAATGAGGGTCTAATTCTGTATCTGTATGCTTGTGGTGCATTTTATGATCGCGGGACCACTGGTAAATAGAACCTTGGTGGGCAGCCGAATTTGCCATCATGAAGACAACACGTACTGGAAAAGCAGCCTCAAATGACTTATGAGACCAAAGGCGATGAGCTCCAGCCGTTATGCCTAGCATACCAGTCAATTGTGCTGATAGAAATACTTCTAGAATCAATCTAAAAGAGAAAATAGACGGAAGATTATACAGAGCATATAAGGCTATTATGTGATGTGTTACTAAATATACTATATTTGTATAATGAAGTGATGTTTTCATCCTATTATTAATCAACTATTTTCTGAAATATACTAAATCCATTTCTTAAAAAATTACATTCAATTAAAAGCTGATAATTAGGATCTCCTAATAGCCGCCTATGATTTGTCCAGTTTTTATATGCTTTAATATCATCTAACATGATTATTTTTGCTCCGTATATTTCATTGAGTTCAGGTTTTCCAGTAAATTCTGATCCATCAATTAATACACAATCAAAATACTTTATTCCATATACACTCTTCACCATTTTTATACCATCTTCAAATATATTGTTTTTTTTCACATATTCAATATCTTTATCGTACCATCCCATTACAGTTTCTACAGGCCACGGGGCAAGCGATGAAAGAGGATTAAGTCTCATAAACATTGTTATTTCTTCCTTCGAAGGAAACTTATCAAGTGATACAGAACTTATATTTAAAGGAAAAAAATTAGAATCATCCTTATATCTGTCTTTTAATACAGTAAATCTTTCTGTACAAACTTCAATACTAAATAATTTACAATCCTTTCCTTTTTTTCCTAGAATAAATGCCTCTGTTGAACCATCTCCTGAACTTGCGCCAATTTCAAGAATATTTTTTATATTAGAACCTTTTACAATATCAATAATCATTGTATAAAATAAATCATTCTTAATTTCAGGACCAATAATATCCCATTTCACTTTTTCCATACTATATATTTATATATGCTATGCTTTAGATTTATATCACACTCTAAACGAGAGTCACAGCTCGCGGCTCCATCATCATGCGCTTCTGCTCCAAGAGCGTCATCTTATTGACAAGGTCAATCGCATCCTTCTGCTTGACCGTCAGGGTCTGCGGCTTCAGATGCTCCAGATAGTGCGCATGGAGACGAAAGACACACGGACTGACATTCTTCGGTAGGTCTGTGAGCTTTTTTGAGTGCGCCTTGTGAACATCTACATAGCCCGCATAGACAGCCAGAGTTAAGGCGCGGAAACGCTGCTCAAAGTCCCAGAACATCGTGCGCTCCTCGGCGTAGTGCTTGAGGTACTCGACAACCTTGCCCTCAGAGCGGAGGCGGAGCCAACGATCAAGAGGAAGCGCCTCCGAACCACGTAGAGCCCTTAGACCTAGATACTTCGGATTCCGCGTGCGCCACCGATTACCATTTGCATCCTTGAATGTCAAGCCCTGCCAGAACCAGCCCTTCGTATTCAGCTGAGTATTTAAGAAAGACTGGTAGTCTGCGACAGTACCGAAACCATTCATGTGATACTGCGGTAGAGCGAGTGCCGCAAGCTCGGGCTCCGCATGAAGCTCCGAGATGTCCTCGATAACAGTCTTACCATCCTTCGTCACATAGCCAGTATGTACAAGATAGATACGTGCCTGATCTACCTTTGAGACAACACGGTGCTCAGGGTGCTGTAGAAGAAAGCTGGCAAAATACGCATGAACATTCTTCACATCCTTGAATGAATGACGTACATTTAGTCCGAGCTGAACTAGATTGGTGTCCTTGAGCGCATCAGTAAACAGCTCGGCAAAGGACCGCTGACTGTAGAAATTGCCACCGGCGCCAATCTGCGACCTCGTTGCCAGGGTCGGCAGTGGCTGTGTCGCAGTTGCCTCATCGAACGCCGGCAGAAACATATTCATCATAGTTCCATCCATGAAGTCCTGGATAAGAGGAAGATCAGAGCCGATCGGCGGCACATCATCCTCCTTCGCCTTTGTGGGAGACACACAGACAGGAAGATTTGCTTCCGTGTCCCAGATTGTGCTCCGCATCCACTGCACAAGCGGACTCTTCATATCAGTGCTCTTCTTCTCGTACCGAATCACTCGGTACCGACCGCTTCCAACGATGCGAAAGTGCCCGCCAGCCTCAGATGAGAGGAAAGCCTCGAGCTCTACCCATGTAGGATACTTCGCAATTAGTGTATTCTGAAAATCAACAGTAAACATTTTAAACTCACTATGCCTTTTTAGGGCTGCGAACCGATTCAATTTTTTAATGATGTAGGACAGTAGATGGAAAGAGTAGAAGAAAGAAATGAAAATGCCAATGTCAATGGCAATGACAATGTCAATGAAAATGGCAATGTCAATGAAAATGGCAATGACAATGTCAATGAAAATAGCAATCAAGATAAGTCACTTGAGTACAAAGAAGAAGTTAAGGAAGAAGAGGAAGAACAAGAACAAATCGGACTCGGCGATACAATTATGATTGAAGGTGGTCGCCTTGATAGAACAAGAGGTCGCATTTATTTTATGGACGATAATTTAATTCGCATACTCCCGGACGGAGTTTCCGATAGTTTGAAGGATATTCCGTTAGTGGAAGACAATCCAGACCCCGAGCTCGGCATTGAAGGAATTGTTCTTATAAAAAAAGCAGCCAGCGCCTCTTTTGTTCATCTACTTGATATTCGCCCCGAGCAAATTGTAACAACATTTACTGCAGTAGGTGAACCTGGACCGAAATTCACAGTTGTCTCGGTTGATGAAGAAAAGGACGCTGTTCTCTTGAAAGATGAAACAGAAGCAACTCTACAGCCTGTAGAACCATACGTTGGTATACGGCGTGACATGAATTTCGCAGTCATGCGTGTAAATGAGCCGCCCAAGGCACAGCCTCAACAAACTGAAGCTGAAGCTGAACTTCCAGAAAAACCAACCGAGCAAGAAGCACTCTTTGAATTTTTAGACGAAGAGATTGAAGTGCCTCAAGTCATCGACATTTCAGAGATTCCTACTCATCTTAGAAATTACCCTGACGCGCAACAAAAAACAGACATGCTACAAGATTTACTCAAGGCGCTCGAACCTTCATCGCAGAAAAACCCCAGAAAAATCCGTGAAATAAGAGTATTAACTGAAGTTCTCTTTCACTTACGTAATACACTTGTAGAGTATACGCAGGCTGGCGACGCGAAAAAAGAACCCAAAGAAACAAGTTTTAAGACCCTCTCTGATTTGCTCAAGAAATCAAAATTCCCCTTGGCTCGCCCCATCATACAAACACAACGTGTTCTCCACCTAGATCACAGTGCACAGCATTTTACAGACATAAAGCGTAAACTTGCCAGTAGCGATCCAACTGAGGTCGCCGACCCGCAAATCCAGATCCGATACCTCGACGATATCGTCAAAGCCGAAATGAATTATGTAGAGAATCAGCTCGGAAATCCCACCGATAAAGACCACGATCCGTCTCGCCTCGGCTTAGGAGGAGCACAGAGTTTGCCGCGCTGGTATCTAGGATGGCAGGGGTTCTTTGATTCCTTCTTCCAGACTCTTCCACCCTCAGGAGAAATCAAGGAAAGCGTCACTCACGACAACGATGTGTTCAGATCAGAAGTGCCTGTAGTACTAAAAGAAGATAGTCACTTATCTGGACTTCCCGAACTGGATGAAGGCGATTCAACTAAACTTATTAGCCACGAATTCATTGGAAAAGTCACGATGAGTGCCATGCGTGCGCTCGGTCCTAAATACCAGCGGTACAGCGATAAAAATATTGTCGGCGTCTCAGAAAACAGCGATGAAATCACTGTACTCAATTATTTGCTCTTTCCTCTGAATTACTTGCGCGAATTCGGATCCACGCGCTCTGGAAAGCTAGCCCTCGACATGGCAGAATCCATGACAGCGCCCGAAACTGCCGGCACAATTGTATGGAATCACGGTACAATTGGAGAGATTCCTACAGCCGGCTCTATCCTCGTCATCAAGCCCGACGGGTCAAGTCTCGGTAATGTCTCCGTGGCAGATTGGCTCGACGGGCAGCCCGTGTATGGTGGCGGTATGGGTGATATCTTGCCACTCCTCAGATCATTCGGTATCACAGAAAAAGAATTCACACTTGATCAAATGGAAGTTCTCAATAAAAAAATTACACAGTACCGCGCGGCAACTAAACAATTCTTGAATGGCGAGAGAGAAATCGCGAGTAAAGTTGCCGCCGATCAATCTGTCCAGGTTGATCAACTTCTACAGAAAGATGTAATCCAACTTTTCTTTGATCGCATTGCGAACGAAGTCATTCTTAATGACGCGTTAATACAATTTGGACAACGGTTCCCTTTTTATAAAGAGAGTGACGTGGCACGATTCGCGGCACTCTACAAGTCCTACCAGGATCTTCTTCTGACCGTGCTTGCTGGACTGCCAGAGCCGATCGTGAGAGAGAGAAATCGCGTAGTCAAAGATCAGTTCCTAGATGCTCTTAAGGCGGCAATCGCCTTACAGAAAAAGAAGAAGGAGGCTGGAGAACGACCAAAACCCAATACATGCCCTCACGTAAGTTCTCTGGAGGCAATTCGGAAGATTCGCGGCGATCGTGCAGCCGAAAAACAGAAGCTCATGGTTAAACTCCTCAACGATTTCCGCAGTGAGAAAAAAGATCACTGGATCTGGTGTATTGCATGTAATGAACACTTAATCTGCGAACACGAGTTTCTCTTATTACAAGAGTATCTACATCCCAGAGAAAAGGAGGTAATTCACAAGGAAATTCTCCTCGCATTTAACGATGGTCAATCTGGCGGCAAATACACATGTAGAAATTGCGGCGAGGGCATTTCAAGTGTGGAGCTCGATACGCACCTCGAATATGACGACGAAGGAAGACCGATGTCAGGTCGCGCTGTCTTAGAAGATAAGGACGCAAAAAAACAGGAAGAGATAGAACAACTTCTCGGTGATTCCATCGTCAAAGAGGATGAAGAAGAACTTGATTTTGACTCCGAAGATAAGAAACTCATCTATTTTACAATCAAGGAACTCTGCGATCTAGTAGGTGTGTTTCCTGACGCGAACAGTTATCACACAATGATTAATCGCGTACAAGCAGAAGTTCTAAGTAAGCCAGGTAGAAAACAGTACGTTGAGATACAGAAAGCACAAGCGAAAGTTCGCAAGGGTGTACAACTCGATTACGATGTCTTTATTAACCGCTTCATGGTTGGCTGTGCTGCGTCCGTTCTTCTCATCAATATTCAAACGCATATTCCTGATTACACACGCCGCTATACGCTACAGGGATGTAAAAATCCAGATTTCAAGGGATATCCGATGGACAGACCTGAGAACAAGACCGGTATTGAATATATGAGCTGCGCTGTGTCAAGTGTCACGCGTAATAAGACACCGTGGAACTTGACGGGATTTCAGAATATTCGGTCAGATTTAGAGAGGCAGAAGGGTGTGGCGCGTTATATCGAGGCAATTGTCAAGGAATTGGTAAGTAGGACAGATGTTCAACAAGAACTTGTAACAAAGAAACAGTATTTACAGGAGACATTTGGATCAGAGGCGGCTGAAGGGCGACCGAAAGATATCATTCCTAACGGTTTTACACCTTTACAGGTTGTTTTGACAAAAGAACCCCTTGTTGCTGCAGCGGCGGTCGGCAGCGGAAAAGCCAGTGCTTGGATCTTGGAAGCGCATAAGTTAGCAAGAGAGCACGGAATTCTTGTACCTGGTTCTCCGATGATTGAGACGACGTGCTGCTACGATTCACTGACGACACCTGGTAAATTCTGGAAGGAGCATTCTATGCCTGGGCTCAGTGAAAAGGCGCCACCCAAAGGCAGCCGCGGAAGCATGTTGCGTGTACCCATGGTTCCGCGTGAACTTGTATCTTATTATGCTAAAGCCGATGAGTCTGTTATGTACAGATTGTTTATTCGTGTGTGCTACAAGGGAGATCGTATCGGTCTCCCTCACGAAATGGGATACAATTTAGCCTGTCCTCATTGTGGCTTCATCTTTCCTGAAGATCCTCGTCTTCCTGCAGAAGATGCCGAGCAGAAAAAGGTAGCTGAACAAAACGCGCTACAAGCACAAGGAATTGTAATCAATAGGGAATCATTTGCGGATTTATTAGATAATGTACATAAACGCCATCGCGTGTCGTTGGATACGGCGAATGTAAAACTCAATGTCGGTGTAGATTTTATAGAATCGTTTCTCAAGCTTCAACCCTTACCGCTTGAAGACTTTTCAGAGGTCATTCTGGGCACGGTTGTCGCTCTCAGAGAACTGGAGAAGAAAGAGAAAGCCACTGCGACCGAATATGCCAACGCGTATGGACCTCTCTCAAATAAGGTTGTTCAACTTGAGGCTGTATTACAGAGACGCCTAGGACTAGAGCGGTTTGAACTTCTTCAGCGCATTATGACAATGAATCCTAGACAACTCGGCGAGACATTTAAGTCTTATTTTTTGATTCCGTTCCAACGCCTTGTCTCAAATTTGAGTTTAGACTCGCTGACTGTGATTCAGAAATCGTATGATTTAAGCCAAGAAACAATGAGTGATGCGTCTAAACTTCTCGATATGCACATTGATATAACTCGACGATTCGCTAGCAAAATAAAGCCGAAATCATTTGCCTTTGTAAAACTTGTAGAATGTGTGAATAAACTTCGCGTTGTTCTTCCTGTGCTCATGAGGTCTCTCCGTGTAAATATTGTTCCTGGAGGAAAAGTTGGATTTCCCTACATTGTCAAAATTCTTGTCTACAGCATTTTTGCGGAACTCTTAGATCCGAATCATGTACCTGACGAATTTGAGAGCGAAGTTGCTAGCGCCGGGTCAATGCTAGAATCGGAGTCGCAGACAGTTCTTCAGTTTTTTGCCGCGCTTCTTACAAAAATAAAGACGGAAGGTTTGGATTTTACATCAGAGCAGATTAAGCAGATGATTGAAGATAATGCTGAACAGGAGAAGATGACATTCATCAAGAAAATGGACGTGATGAGCCGCGAACGAAAGCAGGTCGAACTCCTTAATAAGAAACTCGGTTTGGGTGATTATGCTGTGGGTGGTAGCAAGGTCATTCGTGAATACGACCCGGATCAGTATATGAAAGAAAAACAGCAGAGAGCGATTGCGACTGCTAATGCAGAGATTGATCAAGGAGTTGATGTTGTACAAGAAGGAGCGGATGACGCCTAGTAGAAAATTTACGAACTCATTGTAAGAAGGATGAGAGTTCTACTCCTCGCAGGTTTACTTTATTTAACAGGAATCGCTGTCGTTCTCTTTTTACGACCGCGGCTCATGTTTACAGAAAATGGTGTATGGAAAGAATTCGGTATTGGGCGCGACACAAACTATTATACATGGTTTCCTATATGGCTATTTTGTATTGCCTGGGCGTTTTTCTCCTATTTTGCTGTGGTTCTTTTTTCACCTGAAAATGCTTGGACGGTAGATTCTGTCAAGATTGACCCTCCTCCGGTAGCAAGAGGAAGAAGGAGCAGACATATCGAAAATGTGAAGCCTGGCTACTATATGTTAAATACGGAAGGAACGGGAATTGAAGGAATTCCTAAATATATTTATTTGGGGACGGAAGCGCCTGAAGCGTCTTGATCAGTCGTTGGCGTCATTGATGGCAGTGTTATTGATGTTGGCTCTTTAACAGGTACTTTAACTATGGGCGCAGTCGACGGGCATGACTGCGCAAATCCTGCACTGTACGTTTGACCATAAATGCCACCCCATAGAATGTAGAAAGCATAACTCAGAATCATTTTCATGGTAGTATCTCCTTCCTGTTTCATTACGTCAAGAGGCTGTTCAGGTAGAATAGCGTTTACAAACGTACGAAGAACAGGGAACATCCATGAAATAAAAGCAAAAATAAGAACAAAAATCGGATTAAAAATCGATGCGAGAGCTATTTGCCCGAATACAACTGTCCCGCATGAGATATATTGGGTTAGGGAATTAAGCGCCAATGAAAACACATAGGAAAAAGCAGGAACTATGGCAAATAAAATGACATACAAGTACGTCTTTGAAAACTCTGGATACATCATGAAGTAAATGGGTAGAACCATAGCGACTGCAAGACCATGTACAAAACTGAATGTAACACGAACGATTGTGTCTACACCTGCCGGCATCTATAGAAAAGAGGGATCTTTCTTTGCCACATAGAAGCGCAGCGCTCTTAAAAAAATAACATGGATAAGAGAAAGAGAAGAGAAGATGGCTGAATCAGTTCCGTTAGCTCCTGCAAATGCTCCTGCTGCAAATGCTCCTGCTGCAAATGCTACCGCTGCCGCTGTACCTCTAAATGTTACTGCTGTTTCAGTGCCTTTGCCTAGTGAAGCAGCACCAGTTGTAAAAAAGACACGTGTCTTTAAAGTCGCTATTGGTCCAACAGAGTCAAAAGAAGAATCAAAGGAAGAACCGCAACCAGTCAAAGTAAAAGCCGCCAGGAAAATAAAAGTCGTGTCGGAAAGTCGTCCCGAGGCTATAAAACCTGAAGAAGAAATCGGCGCATTCTATAAAAAGCGTGGAAAGGCAAAGACATTCAAGGACTATTCTTACACTCCCGAAGGCAATCTCATTATTACGGACCAGGAACCCCCCAAAACAATTGCTCTTCGTAAATTCCGCGCACTCACAGATGAGGAAATACAAAAAATAAACGAAGAAAGAGGACAAAAAATAATTAGTGCTGAAGAAGCATTCGATAAAACCAGTGACCTTCTTCGTAAAGCATATGTGCGTTATAAAGAAGGCGGTAGCGCTGCAGATGTTGTTCGTATTAATAAACTCGTTAAAGCTGCGGAACAGCAAAGAAACAAAGCCATGTATCCCGAACGATTCATAACGATCGAACCTAACCCCGAAGTACGTTCCATTATCTTTGAACAAAAATATGAACAACGCAAAATGGGACATGATGTTTTCTTATTAAAGTACATGCCGTACAGTAAAAAGGATCTATTTGGGCATTATGTAGGACCCGAAGAAACGAAGATGGACGGTGGCTCCGATGATGAACATGTAATTACAGTCATGTCAACACTCATTGAGAGCCCTGAAGACAAAGATCTTGGCTACTTGCATCCATGCTACATGAAGGATTTTAGTTACGGTGGAGTCACATATGCGTTTCCTCTTCAAGCGTTTGAGGTTACGCGCCTCAAGGGACTCAAACAAGATTCACTTGTAGAAGAAATCATGAAGACACGCTCACCGCGCACTGTAAAAAATATAGCCGCCCGTGACTCAACATTGGCGCAGAATGCCTATGAACTCTGGTCTGCGATTCTCAAGGCATTTTACCAGCAACACCAGGACTTAGCGAAGAAACTCGAAGAAACCGGCGACAATCTCTTCCGTCTCGCCGAGAATGCGGCTGCCACCAGCCAGTATCTCAAGGCACTGTTTTCACTCAGAGCATTAATCCGTGAATCCCAGCCTACTGATGTAGAAGTTCCTGTAGCAACAAGCAGTGTAATTACAGAAGAGCAACAAAAGCGCAATAAACTCGCCGCCATCATGAGAGCAAATAAAAATTGAATATGAGTTTTTTCTCTTCTGGAGGGTAGAACAAATGTTAAAGTCTCTCTTATCATTATTATTTGTAGGTCTTACGACTAGTCAACCACTCGTCTTTACCGACACAACTAGAAATCCGATTGTAGGAAATTATACAATCGGATATTTAAACAATACCGTTGAAAATCGTTGCCATACTGGCATCGCACGTTTTAAGGCTGAACAGACCGGCATTGTTGACACTATGGTAATGGGTGTCTATTCTCAAGCTCAGCAAGAAACTTGTGGAATCAGTTTTGTTCTGTCCACTTTTCCGGGTAACGTGCACATCGGAAATTCTCTTCTGACAACCTTCACTGACCTCGTCGCTTCCACTCCTTTCACAGATGAGTTTATTTCATTTAACGCATCAGCATCAGGATGGGCTGTAAGCGCTGGGCAAAACTACACTGTCGCGATTCTGCCATTCACCTGGACTATTGCACCAGGTGGCACATCAGCTTCAGCCACTCATTGCTCCGTCTCTCTTCCCTATGGAAAGCCTGGTGTTCCCCCTTACTTCTTCCGTGGTCAGTATGGACCGACTGGAATGCCCTGTGGCTCAACACCTTTGACAACAGATCTTGCCGGTGACGGTATCTCAATTCAACTTTCTCTAACAGGTCATGCAGCGCAAGTCGTTGTTCCAAGTGTATCTGCTACGCCAACTCCGACGCCAACATCAACGACGACTCCGACTCCCAGTACGACTGGTACACCGACATCTTCTCCTACACCGACTGTGACACCCAGTAACACAGAGACTCCTACGCCTACAATATCACCGGGTGCCACTGCGTCAAATACTCCTTCCAATACTCGCACACCGAGCCGTACACCCTCAATTAGTTACACAGCTTCTCCCACCCTCTCTGTAACATCTTCCATTACGCCGACGGAGACACCGAGTCCCACACCATCCTTGCGGATTGGTGCGTCACCATCTCATACACCGACAGAGACACCCGGTCCGACGGACTCCAATACACCAAAACCTCTCGCTGGTATTGCTACTGTACCTGTTGTCTCAACGCCCAGTAATACGGGTGCTGGCACAATTATTGGAGCGGCGATCGGCGGTGGTCTATTTGTTGTCGCAATCATTGCGCTCGCAATCCGTGTTCGCGCAGTCTCCATTGAACTGAACACCAAGACAGCGGCAATCAAAGGCTGGAAGAAGAAGGGATCTCGTGTTCCTGACATTGAAATCGGCACTAATCCCACGAGTGGTATCGGTGAAGTCGTTGTTGTAAATCCTGCGACAAATACCACAGTTGACACAAGACTTATGCGCATCAGGCAAAAGGTTGTTAAGCAGTGATCGCCATACCTTCTTGAATCGGATACGGCTTAATCGTAGACTCGTTCTTATCGCAATCTACCTCTGAACTTTTATATTTGTAACAAACGCCATTCGGGTCCTTGTAGACATTCTTTTCGACATTCGTCGGATGTGGGTACTTCTGTACAACTGTCGGTTTCTGCTTCCAGAAGAGGAGTCCTGCTATACCGATTACAATACCCATTATAAAAGGATACAATTCAAAGTGTTTGAACATGCTTTATCTCTACAGTTCATAGAGAGAATGATTTGGGACTTCCTAAAAACAAAGAAATTTAACATGTTTTTTAGCTTTATACTAGGACTTGGATTAATGGCTCTCCTACGTCCTGTATGTACAGGTGATTCATGTATCTTACAGAAGGCTCCTCCGGCGAATGAAGTAAAAGGTAGCACATACCAAATTGGTAAACGGTGTTATAAGTTTGAAACCTATACTGTGGATTGCCCGAAAGAGGGCGCGATTGAAGCATTCACCGTTCAACGGTTCTAGTGCGGATATAAAAATAGACTAGGATTCGCATTCTTTTGGTAGAAGAATACGAATGAGTAGCAGTGGAACACTTTTATCGGATCTCCAGCAAAGCGGCTCTCCGGGCGATGATGATTTAGTCAAGCAGATTTTCAAGGATATGAACCAGCCGGTTTCAACGGGAAGCATGGTAAATTCGCCGAATCCAAATACATATGCCCCAATAGCAATGGATCCGAATCCCGCAACGAGCCACGTAATTGGCAGAGATCACCCGACACCCGCCGATTTTGCTGCTGCTATGCACGGTGTTCGCGATAACGCTGGAGGTATGCCGAATATGATGCCGCCTCCGCAGGGGCAGTTTATGCCCCAAGCGCAGGGACAGTTTATGCCCCAAGCGCAGGGGCAATGGCAAGGACAACAAGTGCAGCTATCAGAGGGCAGCAAGCGCAACATCTATTCGCGTGTAGCCGACGAAGTCAAAACGCCAATCCTTGTCACGCTCCTCGTTTTTGTTTTTAGCATCCCTGTAGTCAATGTGCTTTTTTCCCATTACATACCCAGTCTCGTTAAGCCGACGGGTGATCTCACTACGGTAGGTGTTCTTGTAAAGTCTGTTTTAGCCGGTGCAACTTTCTGGATTCTTCAACGGGTAGTGGCTCCTCTCATTTCTTTATGATTGGTACCGCTTAATCTCAAATTTAAGATTAACGGAAGTGCCGATCGGATTCATTTTCTTAAAAAATGAATCCTCACGGTAGGATGAATTCAACAAAGCTGACTCTCTCAGTAGCAAATTTAATATTATTCTTCTATATTTTATATGCTATCTTTTATGTGCCTTTTAGTGGCACACTCGTGTCAGGTGCTACCGGCTTAATGGCATTCGGTCTTCTTGGATCCTATGAGGCGGCTGTAGCCCTCACGGTTCTCAGCGGCATCTTCTTTGCTCTTTTAACAAAACGCAAGGAAGGATTTGCCAATAAGGTTGCCGACATTTCACAGCGTGTTCTCGGTATGAAGAAAGTTAATTATCAAGAACCCGGCGGTGTGTTCGCGAGCAAATTCGTAGAAGGTTTTGAGTCTCAGGATGGCTCTGGCGCAACTGTACATGTAGACAGTACAGTTGCGTCTCCTTCTTCGAATCCGGCGCCCACTGATGTAAATCCTACTGTACAGACCATGACGATGCCTTCTGTCGTGCCGCCTGGCTCCGTGAGTCCAGGGACAGGTGGAGCAGCGTCCCAGCCTGCTGCCGGCGCGATCAGCTCAGGATTTAAGTCGGGTGGCGGAAAGGAGCCCGAGGGTCTCTTCAAGCTCGGCTCCATCCCTGAAGACACAAAGGGCGGATTTCACATTGATCAGGGAACAACTGTAATGAACGCGCTCAATGCGCTAAAGCCGGACCAGATTCAGCAGATGTCCGCCGACACACAGAAACTCATTGATACTCAGAAGAGTCTCATGGGTATGTTGTCAACGGTGAAGCCGATGATGCAGGATGGTAAACAAATGATGGATACTTTCCAAGAGATGTTTGGTGGTGCCAAGGGTGCGCAGCCAAATCCCTTCTAATAAGTAGATAGTCGGGTAAATGGTTTATAGATTAAAAAGTACATATTCACTTTCTGGAATGCCACTTTTTATTATGATTTTGCTCCTAGGATTTGCCCTAGGATATATCGCTGTTCAATTGCATAAACCGCATGAAGAGAAGCAGCCTATCGATATCAATGTAAATACGACTGCCGCCAGTGGTGACGACCGCTATAGTAGGGCGCCGAGACCGCAGCGATTCTGGGAGTCTGGACCAGACCTTCGGGGTGCTCTGCTTCCTCCAGACGGCGGTAAACCAATTAACATTCCTTCGCGAGGACTTCCCGAATCCTATCAACAAATGGGTGTTTTAAAGAAGGATTCGGGTGACCTCATTCCGCTCTATGGGCGCCGTGTCGGCAGCCGTTCAGATCGTTTCAACTATTATACGCGCACCGATACCTACAATCCTCTTCCACTCCCGATTAATTATAAGAGACGTGATTGCCAAGATTCAGTCGGCTGTGACGAACTCTATAACGGTGATCAAATTGTTGTTTCACCCACGGGTGAAAAGGCTACGGCTACGCTCTATCAGTTCGATGGACCGACGTATATCCCTTCCATAGTATAGATATGTCCTTGTGTCCATCCACAGGAATCCGTGACTTTCCCATTCAAAATAATGTAAAAGTCAATGACCAGTTGATACTGGCAGTTCAAGAATCTTACCTAGTTCAAGCACAGTGGGCGCAGAGGTCCGATGCTCCCAAGATAGTTGACCAGCAAAATCTATTCTTTGACGAGGGAGCCCAGCATTCGGCGGCGACGAATCAGACTACACTCCGTCTCCAAGGTAATTCCTATACTTTGCAATCGATTCAGATCTGTAAGCCGCAGCACACCGGTTTCGTTCGTGAAGCCGATAAGCCACTGGTCCAATCTGAAATTATTCTCTCTTTTTCTGGCTCAAGTGCCGAAAAGTATGTCTTTTTCTGTATTCCTGTCATAAATAAATCAACGACAAAACCGAATGTATATTTGACAGCTGGTGGAAATGGTAGATTACCAGGTGGTCCGATCAGCGTCGGCTCCATCATGCCCGAAAAACAGGGTTTTCTCTGCTATTCTACATGTTTGAACCAGGTACAATCTGGACAATCAATGGCTACACAAGCCCGCGTCTTTGTTTTTTATGAAGGAATTTTGTTCAATATTGGTGCTATTTCTAATAATCTGTTGCTCCCTGATAATATCACAGCATCGACAATGGCTGTACCATTCACACTTCAGAATGAGGTCGATTTCAAGAATTTCCTCCGATCCTCCGATCTGAAAACTGGAAAGGGAGACGGTGCTCTCAACCAACGGGTTGACGCAACATCAGCCTACAAATGTACACCTCTGAATCCCGACCTGCAGGTAAAAGATGGAAAGATTACAATTGACACACAGAAAGGTGAAGTTCTCTCTAAAGTATTGGAGTCTAGAGCAGCTGAACTTCAAGGGACTATTGTAAAACCTGGTCTTACACCCGGTGATATTCAGAAAGTCATTGCGATCGCTTTTGGAATTGGGTTCGGTCTTCTGATTTTGTCTTTACTTGCTTACTTTGTCTCGATTTACTCGACAGGCGGTGATGGCTTTCCACCTGGACCTGTCATTTCTATACCCGAGTGGTTCTCTTCAATTGGTCCTAACATCGCAATTGCACTAATTGGATTCGTCTTTGGGGCGATTGTATATGGACTTATCAAAAAATAAGATGACGCAGTAGGGAAGAATGGTCAAACTGTCAAAAGAAAACATATTCATCGGACTTGTAATCCTTATCGCGGTTCTGTATATAGCGAGGACCTATATATTTGTTAAAAAAGACGGTTTTGCTGATCCTGTAAAACAAGCGCTGGATGCCGATCTAACACTTCAATTCTGTCCACCTGGAACACAGTCATACCAATCTAAGAACGGTGACACAGATTGTTGCGAAGGTGAATATCTCGATTTCAAATGTAAGGGATCCACTCTCTGTACAATGTCTCCATCTCACGATGGGCTCCCTCCTTGTTTAGAAGCACTCAAAACGAGACTACGGGCGAAAGCACAAACGACATGTCCCACTTCGATGCCAAACTACTATGAGAATCCCACCTCTAAGAATAGTCTACCAGGATGTACTGCAGGTTCCCGACTACCCGATGGAACCGGTCCGAAAGACTCAACACAGGAAAAGTGCCAAGTGTATGCAACGGATACCCTCAATAGTAAAAAGAAAGATAGTTGCTATAACCAAAAACGACTCGAAGCCGTAGTCTGCCCCGCTTTTCCCAATCTGAAAACGTCGAAAGCCATCGGACAATGGAATGAAGAACACCCTGTCTATTTTTACTGCCAAATTCAGAATAGCTTCGGTGCAACCGACTTCTGTGTAGAAGATGCCTCTCTCAAGAGTTTCTGGGATGTCGTGTGGAGCCCATGGAGAAATCAGGTTGATCAGTATTCTACATGGCTAAAACCCATATTTTGCTCAGTCTACAAGCAATTGCGCGTCGATAAAACGATCAGCGACGACCAATTGAAAAATGTAAAAGTTTCATAAATCATCCTCTCAAATTCGTGTCAGCCAAACCCTGCTGTAGATAGTAATCTACAGCACGTTCTGGTAGCGGTGAGATTGTTTCGATTACATCCTTCTCGTTAATCGTATTGTCGACCGGCTCAAAGTGGTTTGAACCATCATCATCTGACGGTAAAAAACTGTGTTCTTCTCTCGGCGGCAAATCCGGTAGAGGGTGTACTTCTGTCTCACTCATGGGCGGCGCGCTCTCCATCTGCCTGTCATAAGATGGCTCTCTGACTTTTTGATCCGTTCTAGATGACATCTTTGTCTGTAATATACCGCGATTGCGCTGTACAAATGTCAGGAGCGCAGCGAGGAACACGAGGGTACCAGGGATCGGACCGAGGCTGACAGCAAGAAGTACAATCACAAGAAGTATCAAGCTACCTACAGTACCACGAAAGAGATCTAAGAACTGTGAAGGCAAGAAGGGAAGTAATACTGCCCAGGCAACTGCTAGAAAAGAAACAATGTGTTGAGGCGTAACCGTAGCCATTTCTATTTTGACCCCACAAAATTGATTTTCATCTGCCACCGATTATATAGTATAAACATGGACATCAGAAATCTAAATCGCGTCTTGACAGCACATGGATATGCTATCAAGAAGACGAGTTTAACACCAAGGATATCGCAAAAGTTGCGAAAGGATCTCACAGTTGCACCGATCGTTGCGCCCAAGTTTGCCATGGCGGCACAAGCACCGTTTGCCATTTTCACGGAATCCCCTTCCCGGTTCTATGTTCCGAGAGCCTGGGCATTTGAAAACTTTGGGCAAGCGGAAGCGGAAGCAGTTCCAGAAGGGGAGCCACTGTC